TCCCGCAGCAAATGCACCATTCGTGACGTGGTCTCTACCCATTACCTCTGTAACATAATAAGTCCCTGGTCGAGTAAATGCCGGCCCGTGCGGCCGTGTAATCATGTTCTCAAGCTTCTCACAGGCATTGTAATACTTCGCCAGGTCAACCCTGCCCCGTAAGGCTGGAGACCAAACGCCACTCGTGAAATTACTTAGGATCGTCGTACTCATATCAATACCTTGAATCTATCCATGTACTCGTGTCGAGAACCTCCACTGTTCCCTCTTGTGCATCTGATGTCCGGGCTGCACTCAAGACCAGCTTGAACTCTTCTGATAACTGTTCAGTAAGTGTTTTGGACTGTGTAATGGGATATGCCAGCTTAGTAGCCAACCGTGTTGCAATCGCCTCTACCAGTATAGAATCAAATTTAGTCGGGTCTGTTATTCGTTTGATGTAAATGATATTGCATGTCCCCTCGTTTGTGAGCAGGACTCGCCCCTCAATCTTGAACTCATAATCAAGATAATCCATCTGAAGCACTCTCAGACAATAGGGAGCCGTTGGAAGGGTGTATTGATAAGCATATCCAAAGTCAGGAGCATCAGCGAGAGCCGAAAGAGTCGCCCTGTGTATCGCGCAGTTCCACGGGTGCATCCTCAACACTTCATCAACGGTGGATTCGTAAAATTCATTACATAGGATTGCGTTTTTGGTCCCGTCTTCGAGTGAGGTTATTCTATTAGCACCAACCTTTGAAAGTGCCATGTTACAGATTTTCGTTACTGAGATAGCCATTTCAACACCAAGGGTGGCAGGGGGTAGTTAGCCCCCTGCCGGGTTAAGGGTTAAGGTTAGGGGTTAATTGTCAGAAACACTAACCCACTGTCGGTCGTATCAGTAACCCAACCAGTTTGTCCGATTGTCTCGTTGGCAAGGATACCATTATCCACACCAGCCGAACCAGCCGCCGCAACATCCCTGAGAACATTGGTTCCCATCGTCAAAGCGGTCTTGACGAGGACATTGGCAATACCCCAAGTCTGTAACCAGAAGTAATACGCAGCCGTTACAGCCACAGGAGCGACACCAATCGCAAGACCCGTAGGCGTGGTAACCGGAGCCTGAATGGCGCCATCATAGATGTTCTTGATGATCGTAATTCTGGAGCTGGTCGTGATTGCCTTAGCAAGAGCATCTTTCAGGGTGAACACAATCGCCCCAGCCGCTCCCGCAGGATGCGAAAGGATGTCGTAGAGACTCCCCATTGCCGCAGCCGCATCACCGTCCGTTACAGCCAAAATTCCATCGGCGAACAGGTCTTTAGTGAGAGTATCCGTAACCGTAGTTACAGAGACCCCTTTCGCACCCAGGGCAGCCGCTGAGGGGGTAAGATCATGCTGGTACGTTCCAACACTTCCGCCATAAAGAGCAGACTGGAGCAGATTACCAGCCACGAGCGCAACACTCCCCGCCTTGGCATAGCGATATGTCCTGCCGTTCTTTGAGTACCGAGTACCAAGCGGGAAGTTCTTGACGGCACTTATGTCATAAATTCCCTGTGCGGGTACACCGGTTAAACTTTCATAGAAATTATCCATGTTAAAACCTCCAAGGTTATTTTATTCCGTTAATCTTCTTGACAGATGACCTCAACGACCTTCTTCTCCTCCATGCGAGTCGCACCGATGGCCATTGAATAGTACACCTGGGTCGAATAGTTCTTGTCAGCCCTCATGTCTATTTTGCCAATCGGGTTCTGCCCTACCGCAAGAAGAATTCCATCCTGCGCCCATGCGAAGCAGCTCCGGTCACCGGAACCCCCGCCCGTAGTGGTTCTGTCCAGAGGCAGTCTTTCCGACCGGAGGAACTTAAATCCGAGGAAAGTATCAATCTGACCCTGAACGAGGGCCTTTACCGTAGCATAGTCCGCGCTGGTCAACTCGGTGATGTCCAGAAGGTCAGTCAGTACGTTCGCGCTACAGGCGAAAAATCGAGGGATAGCATCATCTACTTCAGCCGCATCCAGCTTTTCCTTTGCCTCAAGCAGTTTCGGAAGAGTCAAGGTTCCACTGATGTCTATCTGCTGGGATGAAGGGAAGGTGGTAGAAGTTCCACCCTCTTCTCCGGTGTACGCCGTAGAGTACATTGCCTCAATAAGCGCATCGTCCATCGCCCGGCCCATCGCAAAGGCCGCATTCTGCGCGTAAGACGACTGAGGATCAATCAACATCCTGACTTTATCAAGATCGTCGATCAGGTCCGCCCAGTCGTAATCTACCAACGCTACTCGCCTTCTTGAATGGGGAGTTGATATTAACGGCGTGTCTCCGTGCCGTTCCGTCCTTTTACGGGCAGTGGTCGCTCCGATCTGATCGTAGAAAGCGTTCTTCCCGACCTGTGACTCTTCACGAGACGCACTACGGAACCGAGAGCCTTTCTGCTGGCTCAGTAACTGCACGTTGCCCGAATATTGCTGTACAAACGCAGTGGTGATTTCAAAAGACATAATGTTTCTCCTTTACTTATTTATTTTTAGTTTTCGGAGAAACTACCCCTTGCGGGATTTCGTCCTACCAAATACGTTTGGCACGGCTCACTTTCGAG